ATTCGGAAAAATCTACATACTCCATTTTTTCGATACCTTGCAAGGCTTTTGTTCTTGTTGGCAACTCTGGCTTTGCATCGGTCATAGTCGCAATTGCGCCTCCTCGTTGTCTCAAAAGAAACACAAGCAAGGAAAGCGAATCCAATGCGTCTGGCGAATGTTGCCGTGTGCGCTTGCAATAATCACCTTTGCTCTCCACACGAACCAAGCCTTGGCCTTTCTGCTTGTATCGTCTCGCAGTAGCTTGGCGCACCAACTCCTCGCTACGGAACCCCGGCGAGATTTTCAGATACTCAAACTCCAAATATTTCGCTAGACCGAAAATTAATTCAGTCACTACACCAGAATAAAGTTGCGATGCTGGCAAGGAATCGTCGCCAAGAATGTGAGTATCCGTAGCGGCAGTTGAATAATTTACTCCAAGCACATCTCCCCACACAGACTTCAATGAATCATGGATGCCAGCACCATTGCCTGTTCGGTCAACGCATACCCAGTTCGGAGCAATACGCATTTGCTTACAGAATTTGATAATGTTTGTGGACTGCTCCAATGTCGCGGCCTTTGGAAATGGAATCTGTGAGTCGAGTTGCAAGACAACCTTTGGCTTCTTGTAATCAACAAATCTGCCACTCATTGGTGTATAGCCGTCAGAAAGCCCAAATCTGCCAAAAGAACAGATTACTTGGTCATTGCCCTCTAAAGCCAAGTCGAACGCACACAGAGGCACTACAGGCCCAATAAAGCGGGTAATTCCCATGGCATTGTCCATCATGCTTGGAGTCATTATCGCCATGGACACACCTTCCTGTGGGAACCAGCCCCTAGCCATGGTATAATATTCTGCTGTCTTGCCTTTGGATTCGTAGGCTTGATAGCCTTCGTGCGTCTGAAGACCGGGGAATACGATCTTCTTCTCAATCACATTCTCGCACCTAGCGGCATCCAATCGCAAGATATGCCAACCATCACGACTCTTCCATTCCAAGTCATCCTCGCAGTCAATCGACCCCCAGCCTGCTGTTGGCTCACAACGCTTGCCAAATTCGCTTGTCCTATCTTTCGGGTTACTTGCCGCAAAAATCTTGATTCGTCCTTTTGCGCCTTCCGTATCCGCCGCAGACAAGATGTTCTGCAATCCTTCCCAGACACCAGCGGGAACTTCTTCCGCTTCGTCCAACACAACATGAGTCCTAGACATCCTTCCCCATTTAGGGTGGGATTTCCCACTTCTTGGGCTAGGGTGGAAACCACGCAATGTTCCCGTTCCACTATCGCCCCTTGGAACAGCAACTAGGTGAATGCCATTTTTATTGTCACTATTAGCTTGGATACTTTTTACAAGTGTCTCACTACCTTCAAATTCTGGTCTAACCAATGCAGTAGTATAAAACTTCTTAATAGCTGCAAATACATTTCGTTGTGCGTGTTCGGCAGTCAATGATACAACTTTAATACAAGTATAGTGAGGATCACGCATCCAATCCAACAAAAACCAAGCCGCCGCACCAAAGGTCTTGCCCATCGCGCCTGCACCTTGGATCAGCAATTTATCTTGATCGAACAAACATCTCCATGTGTTTTGACTGGACATTGGCCTCCAATCATAAACTTGTGGCCCCCAAAGAATCGTTGCCGCTGCCTCAAACTGGTCTGCATCTAGCAAGCTCTGGACATAGTTCTTCACTATTTCCTTCGCTTTTGGTATATCCAATTCGACCTTTCCTTTCACAGATGCCGCATTTAGAATGATATGCTTTGCCGCATACACGATTCCAACATCTTCATCCCTGTCAGCCTCTTCCCGAATTTCCTCGGCTAACTTAATCGTTCTATTTACGCTTCCGCCAATCATGTCAGCTCTGGCAAATTCCTTTCTTGCTTAAACCTAAGCAATACATTCCACACTTGCTCAAGTGTATCGTCACAACCCCTTGCTCGGCGATTTACTTTGTTCCCGTCATCGTCGTAACTCTCAACATTAAACTCTTTAAACTCGCCAGAATCATATCGAAGTTTACTTCTAATCTCTTGCTCCAAGTCGTTAATGACTATCAATGCATCTAATCCATGGATAGCATAAGCATGGTCGTCTTGTTCTTCTGGCAAATTAAATTCTAGGATAGCTTTCATGTTCAATATAATATAGAATAATACAATAAATTATAACACCTAAAATAATATAGTTCATGGGTAATTCTTCATCCCTGCATACAAGCCATTTCCATCAGCATACCAGCCTTGGCCCCTATAGACATCTAGAACATCGCTAAAATATTTCTCATACATCGGAGCAACTTTCCCAAGCGTGAAGTTCTCGCCCCACTTCCTACAATCTATCGGCTTGATGTCATCAATGTTGTTGATCGCATCCACAAAGTCACCCATCGTCCTGCATCGGAATCCTGTGATGCCATGCAGATTGTTCTCTGCAAAGCTACCCCAGTCTGTCGTAATCGTTGGCGTTCCACAAAGCAAATTCTCAACCTGAACCCCTCCAAATGGCTCAATATACTGCGAAGGAACGAACGAAGCCTTTGCATTAGCCATTAGCTTCTTTCTCTTCTCCACATCGGCATACCCGACATATTCAACATGGTCTGGTAACTTGTAGCCTTCTTCTTTCTGACCTGCGATAACTAGTTTCACCCCTGCCCTCTCTGTGGCTTGGATCGCTACATCAACACCTTTTCCACTGTAAACCCTGCCTAGATACAGAAAGTAATCTTCTTTCTTTGGGTTAAACTCGAAATCCTCTACATCGAAATAATTCGGGATGACAACATCATACCAGTCTTGCCGACAATTCCCAACAGCCTGCAAGCCGTAATATGCGTGATAAATCGCGTAACTTTCCCAGACTTTCCACCGCGCCCAATGCCCACCCGCATATCCAATGCCCGGCTCCACGCAAATCATATCTTGATGCGCGTCACAAATTGGCCTCACTCCACTGCCCCAGAAAGGCAGAATGAAATCATGCTTCAACTTCCTTTTCCCTACTTCCTCAATCGCATTCTTGAAAAAGGTCTGATAAGCGTAGTCCTGCATATTGAACTTGAAGAAGGTCTTTCGCCAATCATGCGAACCATAAGACTTTTTAAAATCATCATTCGTCAACACTGTGACATGCTCGGAACATTGAAGCTGTGAATCCTCATGCCCGTAGTGAATGACTTCATGGCCTCGCTCCACCATCATCTTGCCGAATTTTACAACCTTCTGAGTATAGGCGCAGGCATTGTATTCTTTTGATGTGACTGTATGCGGCAAGCCGATTGCGTGGAATCTCATATATTTATTTCCCTAAAATCTTCTCCCCTTCTGTATACCCTCCCCGATAAATCTCAACTCCATTTTCTTTCACGACAAACATTGATGGCTTTGTTGAATGATCCCAATATGATGAAAATCGTTTCTCCTGCAATCTCACCAACTTTATTCCGAAGTCTTGCGCTAGTGAAATGCTCGTGATGTCTCGATCATAAATATCTCGATACACCACAGTCCTGATTCCATAGGATGCAATGGAACGCAAGCAATCATTGCAGGGCAAAAGCGTGATAGCAATCAAAGCGCATTCGTCGGGCTTTACATACCTCAAAGCATTTTGCTCGGCGTGGACGATGTAGAGCCTTCGTTTATCTCGATCCACCCAATCCTCACGCATTCCAGCGGGGAAGCCGTTGTAGCCAATTCCTGCCACTGTGTTATCATGGCGCAATAAACAAGCTCCAACCTGACGCCATGGGTCTTTGCTTTTCTTTGCTGCTACAGTTGCCAACTCTAAAGCGTATTCATTCCAGTTCATAGTTCAAAGGCTCGCAACTCTCCGGGGATGTCATCTGGAAACCTAATGCTGTCGATGTTTGCCTTGTGAAACTCTTCTATTTCTATTGCGTCTTTTAGTTCATCGCGCAGGAAAATCAAAGCTGTTTCGTATTTGTCAAAAGTGGATCGCTCCGTTTCGTGAAGATATCCCTTATGTTCAACGATGAAAACTGGATCGTTTCCATAGCTCCATTTCGTTTCTATGTGCCAATGGCAATCTCGATCCTTGTGATGATCTCCCGCGATTAGCTTGTGGTATTTCTCTGCTAGTTCTGTGACTTGCTTTTCAATCTTCATAGTCCAATACCTCTTTGCTATTCGTTTCCAGCATATGCAAAGCATGATTCAGCTCATGGTGAAAATGCTCCTCTGTGAAATCCTTTTGATTCAATCGGAAAATGCAAGCTGAAACTACTCGCAAAAGTCTTGCATATGTGAAAGCGGCGGCGAGTCCTGCGATGGTGGCGTTTGAATAGTTTGAATAAATCGGCGCACCTTCATCGTCTATCTCATCGCTTCCGTTGTTTTGAATCAAACCCATGAGCCAACCTGCAAACAAGTCGAGCGTTTGAATGAACTCGTTCGGGTCAATTGAATGTTCCTCAATGTCCATCTGGCTTTCGATGTCGCGCTGTCCATCGGCGAATCCTTCCCAATAGTCTTGTGACTTGTCATTCATTGGCATGATTCGCATTCTTCATCTTCTAGGCTGCAGGCGCGAGGAACAATCTCGTTGAAATCCTCGTCAGGCTCAGGTTGCTTGATTTCGCTCCCGTGGTCTTTATCTAGTGTCGGCATCTTGTCGAGTCGATCAACCGCTGATTTGTCGCTGTACGCTTTCCCGTATCTGATGGAAAGCTTGGAAGTATTCGCGGCCATTGCGCTTTCAATATCAACGCCGATAGAGTCCAGCATTCCCGCAATATAAAAAAGCAAGTCGCCACATTCTTCGACGATGTTCGCAATATCTAACGGCTTCCGGTAGATAGTGGCCTTCTTTACTGAGTCCAGCAATTCGCCGGCCTCGCCACTGATTCCAATGGCCATGTGCAGGCGATGACAATCGTCAGGCGTTAGCTCCTCAGCGATGACAGAGCCAGCCTTGCAAAGTTTGCGAACGAATTCGCGGTGCGTGTCGTATTTCATAGGCTTCCCCATTATCATGGTTTCTTCTCTACGCAATTGGTTTTTTCAGCTAAAAAAAGCTCTAGTGTCCTGACTCCCTTTTCAAGTTCGGCGATGCTATCCTCCCGGCTTTTGAGTGCATCCTGCAGGGTCTTGATTAGAAGGTCGGCATTTTCAGGCGTTGGGGTCTTGGCGTAGGCGTGGGATAAAATCTCTAGTTCGGTCTTGGTTTTTTTGGACATAGGGGCGTGGATGATGCCCGAAAAGCTTGGAGAGTCAAATGCGGGGCTTCTAGCTTCAGCAATGGCATTGCATGGGATGGTTTCCATTTACTCCATTTGGTCGGGTAACCAAATATAGTTTTTTGGTAGGAGAACCAAATAGAGTTTTACTGATCGGGAAAAATACCAGATGCGGGAGAAGTTCCTGCGGGAATATTCCCTGTCGGTAAAAGTGTACAATCTCCGACAATTTGAAATTCGGCGCATATGCTTGAACCTGTCACAATGCGACAGATTGAAGCAAATCCCGATCGGGTGCAATTTCGGGGAATCTAGCTAGATTCTCCCTTTTCGGGTATAGCAAAACCTGCGCTGAGATTGTGTCTCGTTATCTATTCAGATTCCACAATTTCGGCCTCGATTGGTTCGGCGTCTTGAATCCTAGCAATCGGGGCAGATAGTTCTTTCAGACTGTCCCTAGTGTCACGATCCGGAACGGAAAAGCTGATTTTGAAGTTTTGGTTCCCTGTTTGCTCAATCTCTACTTTGTCCCCGTATTTCTTTGGCGCGAGCTTGGAGGCAGTCCATTTTAGTGCGTCGATCCGTAACCTGCCAATCTGAGCATCGTGAGAATTAAACGCCTCAGTCATGACCATATCGGCGAATGTATCAGCCTGCTTTGATCTCGCTCGTGCGTAGTCTTGAAAGAAGTCTGGTTGATTGTCGAGCCATTTGTAAACAGTGGGAATGCTTGGAACATCGGGGAGTTGGCAAATTGCATTCAGTGTCATGCCTGATTCGATCAGGTCACAAATGTGTTTTGCTGTGTCTTGATTGAATGGCGTCTCTGGTCTGCCTAAAGTTTTTTCAGTCATTTCTACATTTTGAGCTTGACTGATTAAAAATTGCAAGCCTAAACTAGCTTCGTCAGAAGCTCCTCAATTGAGATATTCATCTCAAATCGGATCGGACTACGCATGAAAATTCATCCGCATTCAATCTGATTCTCATCAGATTTCGCTTTGAAAGTTGGCATGATAATTAATTCGCGAAGTTATCAGAATGGCATGGAAAATGTATCTGGCAAATTGATGGCAAAACTCCCCAGCCTCTAACGGGCGGGAGTTTGCAAAATT